AAATTCTTTGGCTTCCTGCTGCTCCTAATGCTTCATTAACAATCATCTGATAATAAGCCAAAACATCATTAGAAACTGCTTGGGTTTTAGGAAATGGTGCTATTTGTCCTTGTGGAGGAACTTTAGTGAAAACAATCTTATTTATTTCTCTTGTCATCAAATCTTTAGGATTTAAAACTGCTTGTAGATTGACAAGAAACTGAGGAGTTGCGTCAATTCTTATTCCTTGAAGCATAAGATTTGAGAGATAAACCAAAATTCTATGGGGATTTTCCAAAATATCAGGAAGTCCAATGCCCCAAAAACCAAATGGTGTTTTCTGATAGTAATAAACCACAAATGGAATTTTGCTTTCTCCGTTTCCCTTGTCTTTATAATCAACTTTTTGAAAACCTAAAATTGTAGAGATTTTATTATCAGTCCATATAACCCATAATTTGCCATTAGCATACATATACCATTCAAGAAGTTCTAAATATGCTTGTGAATGTAAAGGCTCTTGCGTATAAAGTCCCTCAAGAAGAATGTTTTTTGCTTTTCTTTCCAATACCGTTTTTTCCATTGAAGCAGGATAACTTACTCCTGCAATTTTTTTAACTTCTGCTGGGTCAAGTCTGCTATCATTTACAAGTTCGTAATAAGTCTTGTAAATGTATCTTCCTGCGTATCTTGCATCTTCAATTGTATTTGCGTATTTGTCAATGAAAAAAGTAAATGGAGATTGAACTGATGGCAAAACAACTTTTCTTTTTGTATCGTATTGAGAAATATCTAAAATTCCTGTACCAAAGAAAATTGTGTTCCAATTAAGTTCTCTATGAACCATTCCCATATTCATTTCATCAAAATCAAACTTAGCAACTGCATTTGTATAAACAATTTTTTCTTCATCTTTTGGCATTCTTGCCTTAAAATTGACAAGCATTTCATCATTATCAATTGCAGAATAAGTTTCGTGAAATTGAGCAAACAAAAGATTTGAGCCAACTAATAAATCTCCAACCTTTTTCCTTTCCTGATTGAGATAAAGTTTTATATATTCAGTCCAATAAGTTTTCTTTGTTCTTAATTCCTGCTGGCTATCATTAAACTTTTCTCTTATATCTTCCAAAATTTCCTGATTAGTCCATTCTGTCAAATCTTTTAAAGAAAGTTCAAACTTGTCTTGCATTTTCTGGTTGTTTGAATTCTTTGACATAAATTGGTTTAAATTCATATTCGTTTATTTTTTTAATTGCCCTTTGCTTAAATTCTTCCGGGGTAATGTTTGGAAGCCCCAGCAACCATTTCAATTTTCCAATCCATCTTGGATGAACCAATGCTATCGCATATAAAGCATCAGCTGTTTCTCTATAAATAATTTCCGAATAGATGTAATATTTCTGCTCGTACGCTTGCAGTAAAATTTTTTGTCTCAATGGCTTTTTTAATTCCTCAAACCATTCCTCTTTCAAGACATAAAACTTTTTTCCTTCTGCCTCAAATTCTTTTAGTGCCTCTGGTCTGTTTAAGAGCAAATCCCTTTTAGTTATTCTTGCTACTAACAGATTGCTGAAGTCTTTCAACATCTGGCATAAGAAAGATATTAATGTTCGCTTGATGGTTCATATAACCGAAAAGTTTAACAATCTTTCTCACTAACTGGATGTGTTTTCCCTGTTTTCCTAATATCTTTGCCTTTGCTTCTTTTGATTGACAATCAAAAATCAGATTTATTCCTCTTAAATCAATCCTTGCTTCTTTTAGTATAAGTTCCTCTTTGTAAATCTGTTTCAGGAGTTGCAAAGTTTCATTTTTTATCAAATCAAGTTTATCGCTTTCCATAAATGATTTTCGGATTTATTATACCACAAATTCTCGCATCTTGTCAAGTTCAATCATTGATGATAAGTCCACAGCAAATGTTAATGCTAAAGCATCGGCAACATTCGGAGATTTTACGCCCTTCTTCAACAACTCCTCTTTTGATTGAAATTTTATAACTCTGTCAGAATGCTCTTTATATCTCAGCACCAAAAGTTCATTCCAGGCATCATCTTTTAAAAGTTTTCCGCTTGTTAATATCCATTCCCTCATTTTCCAATATAATTCCGCTTTTTTGTTAAAAAATCTTTCTGGATAGTTTGTTTTTTGTCCGAATTGTACGCCGTGAAGTTCTTGATATAAGCCTATCTCATTTAGTCTATCATAAATTCCTTTTCCTATTCCTGTAATATCTATCACAATTGCAGATGGTTGATATTTGATAAGATAATCGCTTAAAAGCGGAAGTATTTGCATTGTATCTGAAAGTTTTTTATTGAAAAGGATTTTTGCTACAAAATTATCTCTTAAAACTATCGCTGTTTCATCTCCTCCTGCTCCTGGGTCTATTCCGATAACTGGTTTATGAAAATTTTGAATATCCACATCTATTAGCGCATTTTGGAGTTGTGAAGATGTTAATAATGGCAAATATCCTTTGTCATCTATAATTCCTTCTAAAGCATACCAATTACCTTCAAGTAAAGCATTTTTTAGTGGCTCATCCATTCCTTTTGCCAATTCTTCATAGTAATTTTCTGGCAAATAAGGGTTATCTCCGATTTCTGCTTTCAAATAACCTGCGTCTTTACATCTTTCGTCTTTAGAAGTTTTTTCTACAAAAAATTCTCTTACCCAATTGGAGAATTCGCCAACTGGATTTGAAACTGCTAAAAACTTTGGATTTTCTATACCTGGCCATCTATTCCTTTCAACAAGCAAATCAAAAGTTTCTTTTGGAATTTGTGTTATTTCATCAACTCCGATAATAGCAAATTCCGCTGACCTATATTTTTCGGGTTCATCAAGGTTTCTAAACATCAAAATTCCTCCTCCATAATCTTCTGATAAATGGAATTCGTGTTTTTGTTCGTAATAAGTTCCAAGCCAATTAGGAAATTCTTCTTTAACCCTTTTTAAATGTCTATCGTTTAATTCTGGATATGTTCTACAAAACAAACCTCCTTGAACTCCTTTGTATCCTTTTGCTCCCCAATATAAAAGCCAATAAAGAACAATCCATCTTAAGGCTCTGCTTTTTCCTGTTCCAACCGCTCCAGCATATAGTATATAGCGATAGTTTTTTGTGAATTCTAAAAATAATTTCTGTTTAGGAGTAAAATTTGCTAATTTAAAAAAGTTTATTTTTTCCATTTATTTTTCAATTGTTTTTTGAGTTGTTTTTCTCTTTCTTTTAACTTTTCTATTGTCTCATTAGGAGTTTCTTTAATTGTTTCATTTAATGTTCTTTCGTAAATATCCATTAATTTAACAAAAGCATAATAACATTCTTCTACTCCTTGTTTAAAACCTAAAACTCTGTCTGTGTTCCATCTTAAAAACTCTTCCAACTTGCCTTCCGTTATCGCCTTTACATATTTCTCGCCCTGTCTAGCAAAAACATCATTTTTTGCTGATTTTAAAAAACGTATATATTTTTCAATTATCTTTTCCTTAAATCTTTTGAAAATCTCCCTAACAATTTCCCAATCAACCTCAATCTTTTTTTTCTTTTTTTTATTTTTTCTTTTCTTCTTCATCATCTGTTAAAACTAAAATCTTTTTTTCTTCTGTTTCAATTGTTTGTTTTGCTTGTCCGTATAATCTATCAAGGATGTCTTTGTAAAATGAATAATTTCCTTTTAATGCTTGTGCTATTCCTCGTTTTACAATCTCTACTAAAACTTGGTCAGGATCTTTACCTAATTTTAAAGCCTTTCCAACTTCTATCAATGCTTCTCTTAAAAGAACCTTATAATTTCTTGCTCCCTTTGGTCTTCCTCCTTGCCCTTTCTTAAATTTGTATGGCTCTATATTTTGTGGATTTGGCATTTTTTTCGTTTATTTTTCGCTAATTTTTTTAGCCTTTAACAATGTTCTTTCTGTTTCCCGCAGGATTAACAATTAAAGGATCAACTATTCCAAATCGTTTTATGCTCTCCTTTAAATCGTTTATTTCTTTTTCCGTCCATTTACGAGGATTGTATTCAGCAGGCTTCAAGTCGTCAATATCAACCCATTGAATTTTTAGTTTTTCCTGTTTATTTCCTGTATTTTTCATTTCGGCTCTATTCTCAAAATATCTAATTTCTTTTTTCTTTTTCCCATTTTTTAACTGATTATTTTCTCAAGATATTTTATATACTCATTTAACTCATTTATTTCCTCCATCGTTTTTTCTTTTAGTCGTTCAAAGTTCTCTAATTCCCTCTTTTTCTCCTCCCTTTTGATTGCCTGATCCTCAAGTTGTCTTTTCCATTTGTCTCCCTGCAAAATTGGTGTTTTTTCTAATTCCCTTATTTTTTCGCTGATTTTCAATATTTTAAACTCATAAGCCAAAAGGTTGTATTGCATTGCCACAATCTGGTTCTTTAAATCTGGAATTGCCTTTTCTTTGATAAATTGTTTCAGCTCTTTTTCCATTTCTCAATATTTTAAATCCAATTTGCTTATTTTCTCTATTTCTTCTTTCTTTTTAAAAATTTTTGATTTCTGATTTTGAAACTTTTTTATCATTTCCCTTCTCCATTTCCAGCAATCCTGACATACCTTTTTTCCACCAGACATTTCCACAAAATTAGTTAAAGGAATGCTTTGAAGACAGATTAAACATTTAAAACCTATCTCTTGTCCTGCCATTGAAAATTCCTGTTTGATTCCTGACAAATTAACTGCCCTGTAAAGTTTTGAACCCTCATCAAGTTTCTCCCTGAAAAGTGTTGGATAGTATTTGTCAATTTCCCTTTCCATTTTAACTCCCAGAAGCAAGTTTCTTTAATTCTATCACATTTTCTTTGAATTTACAAGTCCCACAGACCATAATTTTTCTCAAGGCAGGATTCCATTTATCCAAAACCTCCAATTCTTTTTCGTCAAATTCCTGCCCGCAGTTGGAACATATTCTTTTGCCCTTGTTTCCGCCCACAATTCGGCTGAAACCTGAATGGCTCGTTCTCATTTCATATCTTATAGGTACTGAACCTTCTTTTTCAGTATTTTCATTCGCTATTGGTTGTTTGTTTATAAGAGAATGTTCTTCCCCTTTATGAGAAAAAGAATTTGAAAAATTTGAAAATTCTTTATTCTTTATTGTTAATTCTTTATTTGTTAATTCTTTTATTGTTATTTCTCTATGGAACTGTGGTTCCTCCTCCTGATGGAACTTCTGTTCCTCCTCCTGATGGAACTGTGGTTCCGACATCCCAGAATTGTTATTCCTATCTGCTTTATTTTTGATTTTCACAATGTTATCCATCCATTTTTCTTTGGTAATAAATTCTTTATCTTTTATTTTTTTTATCACATTTTTGTCTTTTTCCATCATTTTGCTTTTCATTTTGTTAAAACTTTCCTGTATATTTTTTTGGAATATGCTTATATCAACAAAAATAATTCTAAAACCTTCTTTTGTATAAAAAATACTGATATAGTTCAGTTCCCTTATATGCTCCAAGCATTTTCTTATATATCTTTCAGAAACACCAAATATTTCCGCAAAATGTTTATTACTTGGATAACACCATCCTTCATCATTTATAAGCCCATATATTTCTGCAAGTATCAATTTTTCTATCCACGATAGCCTTTTATCCATTAATACGACCGAAGGAATAAAAACGAAAAATCCTCTTTTTTCTTTCTCTTCCATTTTTTTATTCTCGGGATAAAAGAAAAGGGCGCCCCTCGGGAGTAATGTAGTGTACCAAATGATTGGCTGGAAGTCGGCGCCCTTTTCAATTCCCGAGGTATTGTTAATTTGCGACTTCCTTATTTTGCGAAAAACACCGAATGGTGTCCGCGAGATTGTAAAACAATTATACTTCAAAAATTTTTAAAAGTCAAACCTCAAAATGTTAATAACTTGTTAATTCGGATTAAAAACTCTTTTATTTTCTTGTATTTTTGAACATCTTAGAAAACTTGACAAATTGAAAAATTGAAATATAATAAAATTAGAAAATTGAAAAAGTCGGTAATTAAAAAATTAAACATTAAAGATGGATAAAACAGAAATCGTATTCTATATCTTAACAATCCTGCTTCTCGGAGTTTTCGGATATTTCTTGCCACATGTCATTGGCCGCTGTCTGGAGATATTCGGGACTCCGTTCTGCTAATGTCAAAAAGAATGTTAATTTTACAAATATCAATCATCATTCTGGGATTGTTTGCCATCTTTTATGAGGTCGTCATTAAACATTAAAAATGAAAAATGAACGAACCACAAATTCAATCAATTGGCACAATTTGTAGATATTGCAAAAAATCATTTATCGCAGAAGCTGTTATAAACGACGAAGGAGAACTTGATTATCTTGATATCTGTCCATCCTGTTGCGAGGATTATGCTATGGCACACGAAATGGATAACATCAGGGAGGAAATCGGCTTTTTCAATCCTAACTGGTCGCTCTTAATGAAAAAAAGAAATATGGACGAAAAACTCGGAGCAAGACAATATGTCAAGTTGGAGCCAGCACAAAAAATTCTTAACACTCTTATTATGACGCTTGGCTCCGAATGGCTTCAAAAAAACATTAATAACTACGATGTCCTAAAAGAACTTGCTAATCTTGCCGTTATTTTAGCAGACGAAATGGTTGAAAAACTTTACAATCCAGAAGAAATGGTCGCTAATTAAAAAATTAATCAAAAATGGAGGACTACAAAACGGCCAGGGAAATATCCGAAATTATCAGCTTGCCAAAATCAACGATTTATTATCTTATCCACAAATGGGACATCAAATCAAAAAAAATAGGATTAAGAAAAAAACTTTACGACCTTAATCAATTTCAGTCGTTATTTAATCAACACTATGAAAAATGAAAAATAAATATTGGGTTTCATACAAGATACCGGACGAAATTAAAGATTTTGAAGGAGGTTTTTATATCTACGTCTTCAACAATATTGATGCCAAATATGAGGCATTGAGAAAAATAAAAGAAGAGTTCCCGGGCATAGAAAAAGCATATGACGATGAAACTCTCTTAAGTATGATGGATATAAACTTTGAATGCCCCGTTGATTTCTGCCATTTGTGCGACAAAATTTTGGAAATCAACGACGATTATTTTGTGATGAGATTTTACAGGAAGTTTCTTTCTAATGAGGGAAAAATGACATTTTGTGAGGATTGTTGGTATGACTTAATGGACGAAATCACCCTTCGTCGCCTTTCTCCTCAAAAAACAAATGAAAACTGAAAACATATTTATTGATTATCTGAAAATTCAACAAAAAGAGAAAATCAGACAG